TGCAAACCTTCAAAGATTTAACAGGTGGGAAGAGTGATGGAAAGTTAGTTAGTGCCATGCGCTTTGCTTTGCAGCCCCTGCAGAAGCAAGTGAAAGCTAATGCACCAAAACAAAGAAGCAATAAAAATAAGTCTGGCAGGACTGGCCTATTAAGGAAGTCTATTGCAGTGAAGGCCAAAAAGTTTGGCAGGGGAAGTAAAAAGAAAATATTAGGACTAGTGGGTCCAAAGTTTGGCACTTCCATCACATTAAAAAACGGTCTTAAAATTGAGCCATTTAGATATGCTCATCTTGTTGAAAGAGGGGCAGCACCGCACACAGTTTCACCAAGACGCAAAGAAAAACAGAAAAGCTTTGTGGGTCCAGTTATGCCTGGCAGATTTAAAAGCTGGCAGCATCCTGGTGCAACGGCAAAACCATTCATGAAGAATGCCCTTGCTGCTGCTGGATCACAAATATTCAATAGATTCTCAGAAAAGATGGCTGAAATTATCTCTAAAATAGGGGTAAAGAAATGATTGAAGCTGATTTTTATTCATACCTGACTGGTGAAGGATCTATCACAGCACTGCTGGGAACTAGGATCTATCCAGATGCCAGCCCGCAGAATGCACTGTTGCCACTTTTGGTTTATGAAAAAACTTCTGTGGATAGGCAGATGACTTTGCGTGGGGCTACTGGTGTTTGCACTGCAAGGATAACTTGTGACATTTTTGCTGCAAGCCGTACAGTTTGCGAAACCATAGTTGAATCCATTAGACTGAGAGTAGATGGGTTTCAGGGGAACTGGAACACCACTTACATCCATCAGTCCAGATTAGATTCTGAGGATGTGGGGTGGGATCTGGAATCTGCAAAAGATACTGGGATCCACCGAGCAACGATTGATGTGGTGGTCTTATTTACTGAAACTGTAACCGACTTTTTTGGAGGCTAGAATTATGGCAGTTCAATCGACTTATGGTGTTACCCTTACTGCTGGCAGTGCTGTTGCTGAAGTTATTTCTATAACTCCACCAGTTAGCAAAATAGGTTCGATCCAAGTAACGAACTTAAGCACAGCTAATCAAGCTCATGAGTTTATAGCTGGGTTAGAGGATGCAGGGGAAATGACCTTTGAGTGCAATCTAGACGCAACAAATTTTGCTGCTTTAAATGCCTTAGCTGTGGCAAGGACTGCATCCAATTTTGTCATAGCCATTCCTGCACCTATTACCCTTTCGATTACTGTTAATGGATTTATCACAAGCAGGGGCATTAGTTCCATTGCTGTGGGTGATGAACTGATCAAGTGTACTTTCACTGTTAAAGTCTCGGGTATTTGTTACCCAGACTAATAGGAGTCTTTTGTTATGGCTTTATCACGATCACAGATCCTTGCAAAAAAAGACAACTTGCCCAGGCAAGAGGTTTTGGTACCCGAGTGGGAAGGATCTGTCTGGGTCAGAAGTCTGACAGTTGGTGAACGAGACAGCATAGACAACGAATTCAACGCAGCACGAGTCAAGAATAAAACCCCTGACAACCTTAGAGCAAGGATGCTCATTAAAGGGTGCTGCGATGAACAGGGCAAAGCCTTATTCACTGAGGCTGATATTTCAGAAGTGAATGTGTTACCTGCAACGATCTTGGAAAAGATCTTTGATGCGATCTTGAAAATAAATCGTATTGGTGCAGGTGCAGTAGAGGATGCGGAAAAAAACTAAGGGAAAGCCCATCTAGATTATTTTTATTTAGATTGGCTGGCCACTTAAAAAAGATGGTGTCAGAGATCGAGCAAGAGATGAGCCACAGTGAAATGATGGAGTGGGTGGCTTTCTCTCGGATCGAACCCATTGGGGATGCAAGGTTAGATTTCTTAGCTGGATCCGTTCAGCATACCCAAGTGGCTTGCACTAGCACTAGCAAACATAAGCTAAGTGATTTTATCCCTGACTGGATGGGTGAGAGGGTAGAGCAAAGGCAAACACCCGCACAGATAGCAGCAATGTTAGGTGGGCTGGTTACTAAAAAAAGGACTTAGACCATGGCAGATACATCTCTAGGAAGAGCCAGTCTAAGTGTTACAGCAGATCTTTCAGGCTTCACATCTTCCTTAGACACAGCATCCACAAAAGTTCAATCGTTTGGTAATAGCAGCATTGCAGCAGCTATGGATGCGAATAAGGTTACCACCGCAACGGAAAAGGTTACATTGTCTTTGGATCAACTCCAACAGGCTGCAGCATCTAGTTCCATCAATGCCACCATGTTTAAGCAGACATCTGCAGCAGCTAAGCTTGCAGTGGATCAGATGGTGCTATTAGATGGCGCAACCCTGTTACTGATGAAGGATGAAAACGAATTACAATTCCAGACTGCTAAACTTCAGACAGGCTACAAAGAGCTTGAAAACAATCTGATGAAGACGGATGCAGCATTCAAGAATAATACCTTGCTAATTGAGTTGAACACCCAGAAGCAAAAGCTGTTGGCCCTAGAAAACAAAAATGTGATTGCATCCATGATGGCTGTGGATGATCAGGCTATAGGCTATGCAGCTAGCACCAAAACATTGAATGCAGAATTAGACATCAATGCTAGAAAGCTGGATCTGCAAGCTAAGCAGATGAACCTAGACAGTGGGGCAACCAAAGCCCTTCATGATGAACTGGTGAAATTAGAAGAACAGGAAAAAGCCCTGGCATTAGCTGAAGATAAAGTGAAGGGTATTAATCAACCAGTACCGATCATCGAACCACCCGCAGTAGTAGAACCACCCAAGATCGACACCAACACCCCTGAGTTTGTCCAGGAACAAATTAACCTGAAGTCTAAGACCGATCTAGCATCCAAAGCTTTGGAACTGCAAGCAAGGCAAATGAATGTGGATTCAGGGGCTACTAAAAAGCTTCATGATGAGATGGTCAGGTTAGAGCAGCAGGAACAGAAGCTGATTGCTGCAGAGAATAAGGCCAGGGGAATTCCCCCACCACTACCGATCAAGCCACCACCAATTCCAGAGAATAAGAACACGGCTGCCTATGTCACCAATGCAAAGAAGATGTCTGCAGAAACAGACATACTTAATAAGAAACTGGATATGCAATCTCGGCAGATGATGATAGCTGATGGCAGTGCTGCCAAGTTAGCCAAGGAATTATCAGCATTGGAAAAGGCTGAAAAGAAGTTGGCAGATGCTGAAATAAAATTAGGAATTAGAAAACCACCAGAAGAGAAAAAATCTAAAGAATCTAAAGGTGGCATGAAAATCACCGACATGCTCGGCATCGGATTTTTCACATCCGCATTCAGCAAGATCTTTGATGGTGCATTAAATCTGGTAACTAAAATCACATCCTCTGTAATTGATCTGGGTGCCAAGGTTATTGAGTCTGGAAGTAAGTTTCAGGAACTAGATAACAGGCTTAAGGCACTGACCGGATTTAAAGGGATCGCTAAAGGTTTGCAGGACATCATGAAGACTGGCCCTAGTGCCAGCTTCAATGCACTAGGTGAAGCAGCTACCCGATTAAGTCAGATGAAATTCAGACCCGATGTAGTTACTGGATTAATCAAAGACTTTAATAGACTTGGTGTAGCTTTAGGAAATCCCGAAAAGATCGTAGCACTGATCACAGATAAACTCGCAGACATGGCTAGTGAAGGTGTAGCAACCATGTCAGCCCTGGGCAAACTGGAAGAAGAGGGCATCCCGATCTTTCAATCTATGGCAAGCAGGATGGGAATCAGTGTTGATGAGCTTAAGCGCAGAGTAGCAGCAGGCCTGATATCTGTTACAGATGCAGCAGTGGGTTTGCAAGATGCAGCCAATATGCCAAACATGACCGCAGCAGCACAGGAATCTGCTAACAGTTTTTCAGGAGTTTGGAGCAGGGTTACCAATAATATTGAAGTGCTGATGCAGAAACTGGGAACTAGTCTTCTAGAGGGTTTTGGTTTAGTCAACCTTGGTGATACTGTAACCAACTTTTTTGATTCAGTGTTTAAAAAGGCTGAGGATCTAGAACCCCTATTACAAAAGATTGGTGCATTTGTTTCCACTACCACTGGGATGGTGATGGATAATTTAGCTGGTGTTATTGATGAGTGGGTAATATTCACTGAAAAAATGACGATTGATGAAATGTTGCAGTCAGTTAAAAACGCAGCATCACAAATGCTAGAAGATCTTAAGCCGATGATTGATGCGCTTTCAACGATCATTGGATTCACAGTGGATTTCATAAAGGTTGGTGGAACTGTTTTAAAGAAGGGCAACACCTGGGCACAGGCTATTCAGGACAACATACTTAATCCAATATCTGATGCAGGGGCAGCAACTGTAAATTGGGGATTAGGTTTAACAGATGCAGCCAATGGTATAACCACCATAGGTAACAACACCATTGCAGCAACTGATGCAGCAAACAACCTAGCTAATGCTTTTGATCTTGCAGCGCAGAACGCACAGAATTTAGCAGATACAGATATGAGTGGTGCTGGTGGTGGCTTTGGTCCTGATGATATTAATGAAATGATGCAACCTGCATCCAATGGGGGTGGAACTTGGCTAACAGCATTAGAAGAAGAGATGCAGCTAGCTGAGATGGAATTGGCAGAATTTGATAAGCAGTGGCAAAAGCTTAGTGATGAAGTCCAGAAGCCCATGCGGATAGAAGAACCAGGTTGGAAAAAGTTCTTTGCCGATAACATCACACCACTACAGCAGTACGAAAATGAAGTAGCAAAACTTAAAGGCATGCTCAATGAAGGCCCTGAGGGTGTTAGGGCTTTTGCTCTTGGCAGTGCTAATGCCATTGCCAAACTTAAACAAGCTACTGGCCTAGGCGGTCCACAGCAGTTTGCATCCGCAGTGCAGGCTGGATCGGCTGCAGAATTCCAAGTCAAAGTTGATGAGATGGGCAAAGGCAAAAATGTCCAAGAAGAAATTCGCCAACTCATGGAAGCTGCTGCAGAGGTAGAAGCCCAACAGTTAGAAGCTGCCAGAGAAATTGCAGAAGCTATTAAGAATCTACCCGCAGCAATGCCAAGACCTCAGCAAATTGCAGTGGCCCTTAACCCTTAGGAATCATCATGGCTATTGATCTATTTGAAGAGCTATGGCAGGAAAGAAAAGGAACTCTGGATAAGAGTTACCAGAACACTTTTTCGCGGTCTTTCATCGTTCACACCGACTCCCTAGAGCAGACTGATATTAATATCTATGATGCCATTTATGGGCATATTAACTGCCCTCAGATTGGCGATCTTTTCCCTGGGGATGATGATTCATACGCTCAGTCTGTCAACATCAGTCCTGAGCAGGATGATCCAAAGACTTGGAAAGTCACGATAGAATATTCATCCAATCCAGATGCATCTTCCAGCAACTCAGGTGGTGCTGGTGGTGGCAGCACTCCACCACCCCAAGTGGAAACCCAGCAGGCAGGGCAGAAACCCGCAGACAGGGAAGCCAACCCCACCTTAAGACCACCCGACTTTAAGGTAAACTTTGTTTCATTCCCTTATATCGTTCCGAACATTAACAACTCTGCAGGCGATCCATTTGTACCACCGATCACCATAGAAAAGTTCAGACCTATTTTCAGTATTGGCTGCAATGTTAAATCTATTAACAGCTACACCCTAGCCACTTACATTGGCAAAGTGAATTCTACCAGTGTGACATTTACCACAGGCACTGGGTGTGTTCTGAGCATCCCAGCAAAGACTGGGAAGATTAAGAACATCAACACGGAATTACTTCTTGAGGGGAAGCTTCAATACTGGCGATTGACTTATGAGGTAGAGATTAACACCAGCTTAAGCCCCACGGATGGAACCACAGTGATAGGGTGGGATATGCACCTTTTAGATATGGGCTATCGGATTAGGAAAGATGATGGTGAGAGGGCACCGATCTTTGAGGGTGGGGTAAAAATCACGCAACCAGTGAGATTAAATGGAGCAGGGAAGAAAACTGCTGCGGGTGCTGCTAATAGCTATGTAGTTTTTGCCAGTGCGGATGTCTACGGAACCATCGATTATTCCACTTTACCAGGACTAGGATTCTTCTAATGCCAGATCCAGTAGCATTTGAATTCGAGACAGCAAAGCAACTCCTAAGACTTCTGAAGAAATCCAAGGATGGCACCTTCAATTCAGAGGTTGATGATGAAATCCCATTAGATCATGCACCTGCATTTATTTGGAGTTATGTTCCAGCCACAGTTACCTGCACCTATGACGAAACAGTTAAGGCTTGGATTATTGGTGGGGCTGTAACTTGCTATCCAATCAACTCAGGAGTGGATTCTGCAGGTCTAATGCAATGGGGAAAGAATAATACTGATGGTGTTGTCACTGGTGGGATTACCTGCACCACTTTCACACCTAAGCTAGCAAGTGAATCAGCACCGAGCATAGGCAAGGGATTCTATCTAGGAACAATCTTTGGGTACAACTCAAGCGAACAGCCAAGGGTGCTGATAGGGTTACCACCTGCCCCAGCGGTGGTTACTGGCAGCGGTTCCACTTTTGAGGTAGTCACTGGGGTTGTGTGTCATACCGATGGCAGCGGTATAGGAGTGACCACTGCAAGCTTAACTACCTCTGATTATGATGGCGCAGTGTTTAAGAATTTTTTAGGGCTGGTGGATGTTGTGCCTAAAAGCTTTGTGGGCAATGCTTCAAGAATTGTTATGGTCAATGAAGCAGCTAATGCTTTAGAGTTTGGCCCTAACTTCTCAGGGGCACCAACAGCAGCAGACTTCCTAGGGTTAACCGACACACCGAACACCTATTCAGGTGCTAGTTATAAATCAGTTATCTGTAATTTAGGAACCAGTGGAAATGCTAATGCTTTACAATTTACATCACCCAATGTAACCACCACAAAATCTTTGTCAGGTGGTGGAAATCCCAATCATTCGAGTGTGTTTACCTCACTGGAACTATTGAATGATGTTGCCAGTCCAGGTAATTATTATTCCTACAGTACAAACTCTAGTGGTGTGAAGGGCTGGAACCTTCAAGCAGCAACACCAGCAGGCTTGACGGTTGGTGGCAATGTTGTGGTAAGCACCCGAAAAGCTGCGGTTACCGATGTTGCAGCACACACGATTTCTAGCGCAGACTTGGCCACCGCAGTCTCTACAACCCAAACAGCGATTGATGATTTGAAAACGCAAGTTAACCTTCTTCTAGCTCGCATAAGATCCCATGGGCTAATCTCATGATCTTAAATGAAAATGGCCTAACCTTTAATTTGAATGCAAGCTACTACATTTACAACTCTGCAACTGGGTTATGGGGTGGCCCAGCAGATGCTTATAATTTAGAAATGATCAGAGGCCGATCTGTTGCTGGACGATTCGTGAAAAGTAGTTCTATATCAAATCTGCCAGGAGGGTCTGACGCTAGTTCCTTGTATTATCTTTTTCAGAAAACCACTTACGGCCCTACTGCATATCATGTTGGGTTTGCTTCCACTTATGAAAACGCAGAAAACAAGATTCCTATTATCTTCACTACTGCTGGCGATCTGTTTTCTTTTCGTCAGGCAGGGCATTCATACCGATTAAAACCATTATATTTGGAATGCTGTGAGGATGAGATATTTGATACGCAGTTACCACCACCCTACAACACAGATCCAAACTCACTTTTTGAAATGCCCGGGCCTGAAAAAATAAGGAAGAAGATAAGTTTTAGTGTTAGTGGTGTAGGTGTCACTGGGTATGTTGACAGCGGATTTTTAAACATGGGAGATATAAACGAATTTGCAACTATTATTAATGGCACCTATGACATTTATGTAGGAGATAACACCTACAGATTTGATGGGGTTGTCACTAGCTACGGAGACACATATCCAAAAACAAAAGTTGATGCTGGCTATTTTGGAGGCCCGTGGACCTTTATTTTGTACAACAATAGCAAACACAAAGTTACTGGGTTTTATAGTTCTATTATTAATGTATCTTTTCAAATAAAATTGCTTCTCAATGTCAGCACTTTACAAGTCACCGCATTTTACGAGCTAGGTTTAGATGGCACCGCAGATGCCGGTTATAATGTAATGAATGCGTCTTATAGTGGCTCAATAGTTTTTACCAATTTTGCCAGTATAAGTGCAGGGGATGTTTTTGACACTATCCCTACTTTAAACCTTGTATCCTCTGGTGGTTATTTCGGCCCTTTCCCAGCAACTATAACCCCTGTTTTTACTGGTGATTATGTAGATGAACTGTTGCCAGCAACAATCACGCTAGAAAGAAGTTATGAACAAGGTTTAAAAACCAAACTAGAAAGGCCAGCAGGGGTCGCCTACCCAACAAGAGGATGGACAACCAACGACTACACGCCAGATCTTCCTGACACTATCGTGCTTTCCAAAATAAGTGACAGAACCTACGAGTCCGATCCCTTCACGCTGGCAGTAAATGTAATTAATAAGGTTCGGTTAAAGCTTATGGTTTTAAAATCTGAGTCTTTGGGTAATGGATGTTTTGGTTATGTTTTTTTTGATCGTTATTATAGCCAGATAGGTGGCACTACCACTACTAATTACATGACCACTTATCGACCCATTAGGTTTTACAAAACCCCACCAAGCACATATGCCTATGATGGTTCATGGATTTACAATAATCCAGCAGGGTTTACTTCAGGCATTATGACTTTTGTTCTTTTTCGAGAGTCAGGAATCTTAGCCCAAAATGCTACCGCACCTACAGCCCCTGAAGTCTCTGAATGTTTTGCTACTGTGAATTATAAGCTAACTGTGGGTGGCCCTCCTTATATTCCTTTGCGTACAGAAATTGCTACATTTGTTAGCCGTACTGGTACGGGTGATCTGATTGGCTACACAAGCGGGTCTGATGGCAATGGTGGGCTAATCAAAGGTGACGGCACTACGCAAACACTCACCTTAACCACCACAGTGGGTGGTACCCTTAACTATTACATTTATGTTTCAGACTTTTATGGAACCCCTACGGCTTCCATTAGTCTTGGTGGTACCGTCCTGCACAGCCTTACAGGGAACAGCAACTACACAGGAACAAGTCCAGTTTCGGCAGGTCAAACCATCGTCTTTACCTTTACCGCCACAGCACCTATGGGCAATTTTCAGTTTTCTATCTCCATCCCCTAAAGGATTCAGCCATGGTTATTCACTTTGAGTTGCATCCTAGCTGGACTCAATCTCTACTGTTTGGAGATGCCATCAAAGCTGGGGTAAGCTTAGGTAAGGATAATCACTGGCATTATCAGGGCATCACTGGTTTATATGTGGTTTCTGCAGGTTATCTGATTATTGAAATCATTGAAAAGCCTAGCGATATTGCACCCAGTTTGATCAGGGTAACTATCAGGCAGATCCAAGCAAGGTTGATGCAGCCACGAAAGAACAAAAATGGCAAGTGAAGAGGTTAGCTATGAGGGGTATAAGTCCAGCACCCTGAGTCAGACGGCTGATGACACTATGGTGGTAATTTTTTCTAGGAGATCATTATGCCAGCCGGACAGTACACATTTAACGCTGAGCAGGGTGCAACCTTAGCCCGCACCATTCTTTATACCGATGCTGACGAGGTCGAAACCAATCTCACAGGCTACACCGCAGCGATGCAAGTACGACCCACCGCAGCGAGCGCAACCGTAATACTAGAACTCACCACCGAAAACACACGAATCACGCTAGGTGGTGCCGCTGGCACTGTTGATTTATTAGTCGATGCTGCCACCATGGAAGCCCTTACGCCTGGCAGATACTTCTATGATCTGGAGCTATACACCGGATCAACAGTAATCAGATTGATTGAAGGTATTTTCAATGTGAAAGCGGAGGTGACCCGATAATGCCAGACATCGTAGTGGTCACAGAATCCGATATCGTCACAGTCACGCAAGGCGAAACGCTAGTCACAGTCTACGATGGCCGAGGGTTGACCGGAGCTGCGGGTGCTGCTGGTTCTTCGACCCTCGATGGCCTCACCGATACCACCATTACTGGGGTGGCAGATGGTGACCTTTTAAAATATTCATCGGCTTCCACGCAGTGGGTCAACACTAATAAACTAGATGGTGGTAATTTCTGAAGGTAACTTTTAACTAAGGACTTTTTATCATGGCGAACACGATCAGAATTAAGCGCAGAATAGGTGGCTCCACTGGCGCACCTACAACTTTGGGTTCAGCGGAGCTGGCCTTCAACGAGAACTCAGGCGGGAGGATTCTTTACTACGGTCTAGGTGATGACTCATTTGGGGTGGCAACATCCGTAATCGCAATCGGTGGCCCTGACTTCGCAGTAACAACCACCACAAATGCCAACATGACTGGCCCGATCACATCAGTCGGGAACGCAACCTCAATCGCTTCGCAAACTGGCACAGGCACCACCTTTGTCATGAACACTTCGCCTACGCTGGTGACACCAGCACTCGGCACACCTTCAAGCGGTAACCTAACCAATTGCACATTCCCTACGCTGAACCAGAACACCACCGGCTCGGCAGCAACAGTGACCACGAACGCCAACTTAACCGGAGTTATCACAAGCAGTGGTAATGCAACTGTAATTGCTAGCCAGACCGGAACCGGATCAAAGTTCGTAGTTGATACGAGTCCTACGCTTATCACTCCTGACATAGGAGTGGCGACTGGCACTAGCTTGGTTCTCAGTGGTGACCTCACCGTCAACGGCACGACCACCACGATTTCTTCAACGACCTTGGCAGTAGGCGACAAGAACATTGTTCTTGCTAGCGCATCCACTACCGATGCGGGTGCAGATCAAGGTGGGATTACCATCAAAGGTCTCAGCGATAAAACATGGAACTGGGTAGATGCAACCGATGCCTGGACAAGCAGCGAGCATATCAACATCGCATCAGCGAAATCCTATTACATCAACGGCACCATAGTTTTATCAGCGACCAGCTTGGGAAGTGGAATTATTTTAGATGGCGGGACTTTCTAACATGGCCAATCTAATCAAGATAAAACAAAGCGCAGTAGCTGCAAAGGTGCCAACCACTGGGGATCTGGTTCTTGGTGAACTTGCGCTCAACACCTACGATGGCAAGCTCTATGCCAAGAAGGATAACGGCACCGCTAGCGTTGTCCAGATCGGTGCTTCCACATCCAGTGCGCTACCTGTCACGCTATTTAGTGGCAGTGTGACCAATGTCAGTATTTCTAATGGCTCGTTGCCAGTGCTTTTGTTTGGTGGCAGCACCGTAAATATAACCGTCACCTAGGAGAAAACATGGCAGCAAGATTCCCGTTAGTAATCAATACGACCACGGTGCAAGAACTTCAAAGCGGTGACACGCTTTCGCTGACATCACCTACGCTAGTGACTCCTATTCTTGGCACACCAACATCTGGAACGCTAACCAGTTGCACCGGACTTCCTATCTCAACAGGTGTAAGCGGACTCGGTACTAGCGTTGCAACTTTCTTGGCTACACCATCAAGCGCAAATCTTGCCTCATGCCTCACGGATGAAACTGGCACAGGGGCAAATGTTTTTGCCACTTCACCAACGCTCACAAGTGCAACGATCACCAGCCTTATCGAAACGAAAACCGCACCAACGATCTCCAGCGGAACGCTCACGCTAAACTGTGCGCTTGGGAATGTGTTTCATGTCTCGCTGAATGCAGCGATCACGACACTTACCATAAGCAACATACCGACCACAGGTTCAGCTTTCGGAATCACTCTGGCATTCACGATGGATGGAACGGCTCGAGCAGTGACATGGGGTGCTGCAATTAAGTGGGCCTCTGGTGGTACGGCACCAACACTCACAAGTACCAATAACAAAGTAGATATCTTTTGTCTCACAACATGGGATGGCGGTACTACATGGTTTGCAATGGTTGGAGGCCAGAACTTCTAATGCCTATTAATAGAAAAATCATGGGTGTGAGTAGGGGCAAAGTGTTTACTGGTGCGTTGAGTGGTACTAGCACGATTGCGACTGGATCTGGCCCTAGAGGCGTTTGTATTTCCGCAGATGGCAGCAGCGTTTATGCTTCTTGTTTTAACGATACAGTATCAATCTTTAGCCGAAACACTTCAACAGGAGCTTTGTCTGGAACTAGCACCATTGCAACTGGATCACTTCCTTTCGGGATTTGCATCTCGGCAGATGGAAAGAGTGTTTACACTCCTAATTTCAGTTCAAATACAGTTTCAATCTTTAGCCGAAACATTTCAACAGGAGCCTTGTCTGGAACTAGTACCATTGCGACCGGGGCAAACCCTTACGCCATTTGTATTTCAGCAGATGGCACTAGCGTTTACGCAGCTAATTTAGGGGGTACGACGGTTTCAATCTTTAGCCGAAACACTTCAACAGGGGCTTTGTCTGGAACTAGCACCATTGCAACTGGGACAAGCCCTAGAGGCGTTTGTATTTCCGCAGATGGCACTAGCGTTTATGTGTGTAATTATGGAGCAGCGACTTTATCAATCTTTAGCCGAAACACTTCAACAGGAGCTTTATCTGGAACTAGTACCATTGCAACAGGAGGGCAACCACTTTTTGTTTGCATTTCGGCAGATGGTAAAAATGTATATGTAAGCAATGAAGGGTCTACGACAGTTTCTATCTTTGATCGAAACACTTCAACAGGGGCTTTATCTGGTACTAGTACTATTGCAAGTGGCGCACAACCTTACGGCATTTGTATTTCCGCAGATGGAAAAAGTGTTTATGCAACTAATTTAGGAGGTACGACAGTTTCAATCTTTAGCCGAAACACTTCAACAGGAGCTTTGTCTGGAACTAGCACCATTGCAACTGGGACAAGCCCTTTCGGAATCTGCATTAGTTCTGACGATGCTAGTGTTTACACTGCTAATTCTGGGTCGGCCACAGTCTCAATCTTCACTCGGAGCTAATCAACCATGCAATACGCAAAAATAAACGGTGACACAGTCCTTGAGTTTCCATCCTATCCACAGCGTGACCACCCAAACACATCCTTTGGCGATGGCTGGCAGGGTGGCGAGATTGAAGGCAGCACTTATGTGCTTGTCGAAATTGAGGACACACCGCAAACCGACCACCTCACACAAGACACGGAAGTTGAACCACCGAAAAAGGTGAAGGGCAAATGGACACAGAAAACCAAGGTGAAGGACATCAGCGTAGAGGAAAAAGCTAAACGCAAAGCAGAGAAAGCGCAGCGTGACGCAGAGCAAGAGGATAACTTCCTCACCAAAGCAGAAATCAAAGCAATACGCAAACTACTTAAGGCGCAACCATGAACCTAATACTAATATCTTTTTTTTTAGTAGTTGGACAACAGGTTACCATTCCCTTAGAAATCCATGGGCAACCAGGGCAATTCATCAGCATCCCCAGTGTGACCGACTGCAAGTCAGTGCAATGGGTGGTCCTTGATGTTGGGCTTAATCTGTTTCCTGTGGAGTTATTACGAGACAGTACCACCGCAGTAGTGAGCGCAAATAGTCCTGGTAAATACAGAGTCCTAGCCTATGCTGCTAAAGGGGATGCAGCCAGCAAACCTGTGATTACTACTGTCATTATTGGTGATCCACCCGAACCCATACCAGCACCGGATGAGGCAGCCAGCAAACTTCAAAAGGAATTAAAATCACTTTATGTATCACTAAGTGAGGATGATAAACAGGGCAAGGCTAAGAAACTATCTAGCCTTTATGCCAGCTTTGCCACCACTGTTAAGGGTGAGGAAGTCCAAACCGCAGGGGAGTTATTAGCCCTATGCAAAGAAGCAGTGGGAAGGGTGCTAAGTCCATCCGATTTGCGAGAAATAAGAGTGCGGATACAATCAGACTTGGCTGGATTTCCTGAAGATCCCGATACCAAATTAGATGAAAGCTTAAGGAAATCCATGTCTAAAAAATTCACGGAAATTTCCAAGGCACTAGGCACATTGAAGTGACACCAAACAATCTAGGATGGATCCACCCTGATCAGCGCACTCCTTCACAGGTGACCCTAGATGCAGCTATAAAATTGCGGATGCCAGCTTTTAGTATCAAGGGCAAATACGCAGAACCAGATAAAGCACTTCTATATCTCTTCATCAAAAACATGAAACCATTCAGCCAGCAAACTGGAAGCTGTGTGGGCAATGGCCTAGGCATGGCTTTGTGGTGTCTGGAATCCGTTGAGGTAACGCAGCTCGGACAGCTAGAAGATCCTGTCTGCCCCTTTTGGTTACTTCCTTACGGAAAATCGCGCGAACTCGCAGGGTTAAATGGCAAGGGTGAAGGCAGTTTCGGATCTGCTGCAATAGAGGCACTCACCAAGTTTGGCACCTTACCCTACAACACACAAGGACTACCACCAGTACAGATCAAAGATGGTGCCATGACCTGGGGAGAGAGTGCCGAGATGCAGTGGAGTGATGGTGAATCCATTGCAGAGGTCTGGTTAGCAGCATCAAAAAAACACACGATCAAATCATCGGCAAGGATTACCAAGTGGGAGCAGGGCAAGGCCAGCCTTATCAATGGATTCCCCATGACCTGCGCTTCTAACTGGGGAGGCCAGATGGATCCACCCATCAAAGGTAACCCATCCATCATTCTAAATAAACGAGTCACCCAGTGGGGTCATCAGATGTGCTGCCTAGCATGGGCACTGCATCCTGAGTTTGGCGATATTTTTTGGATTCAAAATAGCTGGGGTGTGTGCCATGGGAAAAGCCCAGGGTATTATTCCGAACCCGATGGTGGATTCTGGATCACCGCTAAAGAATTTCAATGGATCTGCTCAGATGGTGAAGTGTTTGCCCTGAGTAATTTTGCAGGATTTCCTGCCCAGAAACTAGACTGGTATATCTAGAGGAGATGTTATGAGCTTTATTTTATTCGCTGCCCTGATGGTTAACGCTGATTCAAGTTGCAAAGAATGCAAAGCATATAACGCAAAGCCAGCTATCAGTTCCAAAGTCCAAGGGAAAAGATTCCAACAACTAGGGAAGAGATTACGCAGAGGTGGTAAATCCTGTGTATAGTTTCGACTGGCTAACTATCATTGATCGCTTAGGGCTACCATGCGTGGCCCTAATTGCAATTGGTTATGGCCTACACAACTCTGCTAGATGGTTAGGAAATAACATCCTAATGCCCATTCATCAAAGGCACTTGGTTTTTTTAGACCGATTAGAAGCTGGCTTGAATCGGATTGTAGAAACCCAGCACGACCAAAGCAGTCAGATAATTAACCTTACACAAAAGATTTCAGACTCGCTGGAATCACAGGAGAAGAAATAATGTTACTACCATTTCCACAAGACCTCCCTATTGAGGGTGTAGGAATCTTAATCGACAGACTCAGGGGTAAACCCATTCCCCTGCAAACAGCCCTGAACGCAGCTTGGAATTTGGCAGGGTATGCTGCCACCCAAGTACCCCTGACCCCACCTAAAGATGAACCTGTGCAGGACTATCCTATCTCGGATGCTGAGGTGGTCACCTTATTAGAGAAACTTCAAGGCGAATACCTACCAGCACCAGCAGGGGCACCCATTGAATTTGCAATCATCCCCTGGAAAATTGTGTTGAAAGTTCTGATCAAGATGCTGATCAATGCTGCCCTATAGATTGTTCTTTGGTAAACCCAGATCTTCAAGGTGGGTTTCTGTAAGGAAGTCCCACCTTATTTCCAACCCTTTTTGTGCTGGGTGTGGGTGTGCCGACCCTACGAAATTGAATGTCCACCACATCACCCCCTACCATGTTGACCCCAGTAAGGAACTATCCTCAGATAACTTAATCACCTTGTGTGAATCCAGTGCCAAGTGTCACTGGGTACTCGGGCATTTATTAGATTGGAAATCATGGAACCCAGACATTAGAATAGATTCTCAAAGATACTTTAGGAAATTGGAAAATAAACCAGTATGGAAACGAACAACCTAGGAGAAGGTTTCCATGCGCAGAATGATCCATTGTCTTTTATGTGGTGAATTCAAGCCCCACAAGTCTCGTTATCTGTGCATGAAATGTTATCAAAATCCCCTCTCTAAAAATCTTAAGATACCAGTAAACTTCAGAGTGGAACGGATGGACCGTGAAGAGGTCGTCAGGTGCCCAGTTTTGCCACCCGATGAACCAACCATGGCAAAGCCTGGCACACAGGAAAAGATCGAAATCCTGACCGCACGATGGGCAGCAAACAGACTCTTATACCACCCCGATGATAGTAAGGAAAACTACCAGCCGATAGTGCCAGAGGTGGGGGATGTGGACTGGACCAGCACTAAACCATCGGCATCTAAAAAGATTTTTAGGCTGACTTGTGATGCCCCAGAAGAGGATTAATCTGTACTACATTTCAACCCAAATAACCACTATATACACATGAAAACGGATGCTAAACAGTACGACCAAACGCAACATAAAGCCTTAAATCAAAGGGGATTACAAGGATTTTAGGGGGTGTTGTATGATAGGTTGGGGTGGAAGAGGTCGCAGGTTCAAATCCTGTATCCCCGACTAGGGTTTGGTGAAAAAAAGGTGTGGTCAAAAAGTAGTACTGTACTACTTAGTACCACATCTGCTATGATTCTTTGCATGTCAGCTACTTTGGCTGGCTTTCTAAAGGGTTGTAGTCATGAAGAAAATTAAAGTGCCTGGGCTTTTACATCATAAGGCTAGGGATCTGGGTTACTCCATTGACCCACGCAATCGCAAGACCACCTACCATGGACCATTCGGTCTGGCCCAAACCACCGCAAACTATAAAAAATGGTTGTCAGAATATCTGGCCCAGGCTGATACCCAGATCCCAACCACACCCACCGATAAAAAAGATCCTACCATTGCTGACCTTGTTGTGCACTTCTCCAAGTGGGCTGATATGTATTTCAGAAACCCTGCCACAGGTAAACCCACTAGCCAGATCCATGTTTTGAAATCAGCAATTCGGGAGCTTAAAGATTATCTGCAAACACCGATTGCAGAATTCACCCCTAGGGATCTCATCGCAGTCAGGGCTGGATTGGTTCATCGTGACATCATGCCCCAGTCTATCTTTACCAAGAGAAAAAAACTAACCATCTCATCAGTCAATGGCTTGATCATTAAGATCAGGATGATGTTTAAAAGGGGTGTGGAATGGGGCTTGGTTCCCATCAATGTTTTTTCGGCACTCATGTGTGTCAAACCTTTGTCCTGGCGAACTGCTCCAACACTCCGAGACCCTGCCCCAATTCAGCCTGTCGATGAGGCACACCTTGACCGCATTCAACCCCACCTTGCTCCGGTCTATCGGGTACTCATGTCTGTCCACCTTGCTACTGGGATGAGGATCAAAGAATTGATCGGGATGCGCTGGTCTGAAATCTCACAACATCCAGTTAAGCCTTGGCTCTATGTCTACCAGCCCACCACGCACAAGAACTCCCACCGAAAACAAGACCGGAAGATCTTTATCCATGAATCATTCGTCAACCTAATGAAGATGACTAGGAAACCACTCTGGGAAAAAGACTTTGTGTGGTGCAGTAAAGGTAAGGGGATTAATGCTGGCTACTCAGGGCAGATGACCACGGCTGCATATTATCTCGCTGTCAAAAGTGCGATCAAGAAACATAACAAGATCTCTAAGGTGAAGGTTCCCAACTTCACACCACTTCAGATCAGGCACACAGTAGCTACAAAAATAAATGAGTCTCATGGAATCCAAGCAGTGGCAGCAGTGCTGGGGCATGCGAAAATAAACACGGCCCAAATCTACGCTGAAACAAGCTTTACTGCTGCCATGGAGATTGCTGAAGTTACTCAAGTTAATTCCAGATAAAATGATTATCTTATTTATTTTTGTTTTTTATTCTTTTTATGTTTGACCAGCTGATTTCAAATGCTAACTTGTTCAGATCTAATGAGTCACGGATGACCAGTGGTGGCAGGATGCCAACCAGAAATCACAATTGATTTTCGGTCCACACATCATACGTTTCCCGAAAGGATTCCTGCCCATGCCTTTGACTCTGTTTATTAATGATTTGCAAAACCCCTGCCTAAACCCCCCAGACATGGTTTCCCCCCCCCCCCTGTTTAATTTATCTCAAAAGGATGCTGGGAAAAATTGGAAGTTTCTAACCCAGGCTGAAGAAGAGATACTTGTAGTGCTGAAAGACAGCCCTGATGTTAAAGCAATTGTTGTGGCTAAGTTATTAAAACGCAATAACGACAGCAGTTTCAGAACCATCTTGGCGAACCTTGTTGAAAGGCAGATTCTTAACAAGAGTCGCAAGGGTTATGTTCTAATAAAATAATATTTTTATCCTAAATATAGCCAGTAGGAAATATCCCTGCTGGCTTTTTTTACGCCTATTCCTCACCTAATTAGCAAAGTCTGACATTGTCCAACTGTTGTTAGCCAGCTGTCAAGCAGATTTAATTCAATCACTTGCTTAGAATTCTTTTTAGATGAACAACATCTGAAAGGAAACTAATGGAAAACTTTAAAGAACTTATCCCAGCAAACTCTATATCTGTGCAGCAACTTGCTACTGCATGGGGCAGGAGCATCAACCAGATTTATTGCTGGATCAATGAGGGTGTGGATATACCTGGTGGAAGTCAAAGGGTTTATCTGCGAGCAGTTCGCATCGGCAAAAAATTTGCCATCACCCCCAGTCAAGCTGCGGACTTTATCAAAGACTGCAACCCAACCCCAGAAGCAACCAAGGAAATCAAAGGCAAAACTAAATCCAAGCTGGACTCGGCAACCACAGCCGAAGCTCTCGCTTGGTTACAGAGTTAACAAGGAGGTTACATGACACCAGCGCAAGTTCAGCTAATGCTCGAACTGCTAACCAAAGCTAACGAGTATAGCAACCAACTACACCCTGAGAACACTGACCGAGAGCAAAAGAATATTGAACGGAGGTTTAAAAAAACTTTGGAATCCATGTGTGAATATCTGGCAGTGATGACCGAACCACCATCAGGAGGCTATGGCAATGGCACTGATTCTAAAACGATTTGATGATGAAGTTATTCTAGTGCGCCATGAGGCTGCACCCACCGAAGTTTTGCAGATTTCCATCAGGCGAAATGACACTGATGGCAGTTTTAAAGTTGCGTTAACTGGCCCGATAAGCTTTGACATTATCCGAGGAGAACTAAAAAATGACCCAAGTAAAACCAAGAAGTGAATCTGCTGCCAAGGCAGATCAAGTCCTGATCCAAGGGGATCTAACCAGCCTGAGCGATGAGCAAAGAGCATCTTACTATTTGCGGGTATGCGATAGCCTAGGGCTGAACCCACACACCCATCCTTTTGAGTACATCAAGCTATCTGGCAAGCTCACCCTTTATGCCACTAGAGCTTGCAGTGATCAGCTTAGAAAGATCAATGGGGTATCTATTGAAATCATTTCTAAAGACTTGACGGATGAGATCTACACCGTAGTAGCTCGAGCAGAAGATACTGCTGGAAGGCGAGATGAATCCTGTGGGGTTGTTTCGCTTAAAGGCTTAACAGGTGAGACAAGAGCTAACGGAATCATGAAGGCTGAAACCAAGGCTAAGCGCAGGGCTACGCTGAGCATCTGTGGTCTTGGCTGGCTGGATGAAACCGAGGTGGAAAGCTGTGGCACTAAGGTAGTAGCACCTAGCCCATCAAGACCCATGCTAACCATGAATGAACCCAAGCAAGAAACCATGCTGAGTAATTTCAGAAGGTTGCTGCTAAGTGTTGACACCCAGTTCCCTGGCACCATGCAAAAGATGCTAGTTCATTATCAGTGTGACTCGGTGGAAATGATGACTGATGAAATCATGATTCAGGCTACAGAACTTTTGAATGCCAAACTTAGAAAGGGTGGTGCTGTATGAGCTTACTAGATCTAGCTTCAGGAGCTGCTGTGTTGAGGTTCTGGATGGAGAAGGACACCATTACCGAAGAGGGAGAACTTAACCCAGTCATTGATGAACTGTTTGAAGAGCTGGAAGGGTCCATCGAAAACAAGGTGGAAGCTTATTGCAGAATCATTAGGGAACTGGAACTGACTGCAGAATCCAGAACAGCAGAGGCTGACAGGATCAAAGCCCTGGCTGTTACAGATGCCAACGCAGCAAAGAACATGAAGGGAAGGCTGGTTTATTTCTTTGGATTACAAAACATCAAGAAGATGGAAACCCAAACCTTCAGGCTTTCGATCTGCGCTAATGGTGGTCATGCTCCTATTGAAGTGACAATCCCACCCGATCAACTCCCAGCAGAATTCCAAAAGCTGGAAATCAAACCAAACATGGAAACAATCAGGGAGGCTTTGAAAATGGGCACCTTCCTAATTGGTGTTACTGAACTTGCCCGTGGCACACATTTGAGGATTAAGTAATGACTGTATCTGGTGAACCCGATTATGAAAAGCAAGTGGATCTGAATTCTAATTTTAGAAGCACCAAAGCTTCTGACCTAGAGGATGGCACCTACCTTGGTAGGGTTGAAAACGCATGGATCAAAGAGGTCAGTTCCCCTGTCACACCCTCAGGGAAACAAAAGGTCTTTGAGATTAACCTGGTGGTGGATGGCAGGTCTGTGCAGATCAGCTACTGGCTAGCCTCTGATGCCAACATGAAACGCTGCTTAATCAATTTGCAGAAAATTGGTTTTGATGTTCCGCAGTGGGGGCCGATGTTTGACCGACCCTACCTGGTTGAAATGGATAAGGCAGGGCTAGCGATGCGGGGCAAGACCCTGAGTTTTAGAAGAGATACCAATGGGCAATACAAGAATGTCACCCTTATGGCCTTGAGTGCGGACAGCATCCCCAGTCAGCCATCGGAAGATGACCTGCCCTTTTAGATACCCATTAGGGGTGGCGGGGTAACTCATGCTCCGAGACCTTTTGATGGGGCTGCTGTCACCCACCCAACAGCAGCAATAATATTCATGCGCTTCAGCCTGGTTCGAGCCATATGAGATATACGGCCAAGTAACACACCTGACTTGTTGTCAGAACTGACCAGGCTGATTTTATATCACGGAGGATTTTAAAGTGGATCTGATCGAACTAGGGAACACCAGTTTTCCACCGGACTTTCAACAAGAACCCAGCATTGAAACTGTAGCAAAACTTGCCAACATCATGCTGGAAAATGAATGCTCCAAGCACATCCTTAAAGTGCAGAACATGGTGGTTACTCTGCGCAATGGTCATGTAAGCTTTGATCTGCTCGCACAGGTGCAGGGTGGGGTGAATGATGGGCTTAACATTCTCTACCCCATGACGATCACCGACATGGATGGGCTGAAACTCTGGGCTACCCAGATGACCTGCCTAGGAGCAAAGCCCTGGGAACTTGGCTATGGTCAACCCCTGTCCTTCGTTGAGGGTTGGGATGTTCTGAAGGCTGAGCTTAAGGATCAACTGATAGTTAGCCTAGCCACTCATTCTGTCTGTATTTATTTTCGTGCCAGTTACATCCTTTACGATGCTACCTGCTCTGAGTGCGTTAAAACCAGCCCACACTTCTGGTCGATCACAGACCTTGAGATGTGGCTGAATCAAAAGGAATGGCTGGAATTCCCTGCTGAAGTTGGGGTGAAATATTTCTGCAAGAAATGTACCCGCAAGATTTTAAAATTCTAAGAAGGAGAGATGACATGAATGAAAAACTACACCTACCCAACCCAGAACGATTGGCAGTATCTGCTAAGGAAGTTGCCAGAATGTTAGGCATTGGAAAGTCACAGGTGTTCAAACTGCTTCATGAAGGCCAGTTCCCTGAACCAATTCCCTTGGGGAAAAGGAATCCAAGATGGCTGATTTCTGATTTGGAAAAGTTCTTGGCATCTGGTGGAACCAACTATGAAAACCAAGGGGCAGCACCACTATGAAAGACCAGCAAACTTTCTTACCCTTTATGAAGGGTGATGGCTCAGCGATCAAACAAAACATCCAGCACCAGATGGAAGATGAACCAGACATTTTAAAAGAAGGACAGATGAAGGTGATTAAGAGAGCCTTAGAAACCTATCTGGACATCAGGTATTCTTCTAGGCGATTGCTTCTTCAAGAAGTATCAGCACACATAGATTCCTATGTTCAGAGATGGATTGAAGCAAAGTATCGAACCAATCGTCAGATATTAAAAACTAAAAGGCCTAAACAATGACTAGCCAACGCATCCCACATTTACCACCAGACGAACATGAAAACATCAGCGCATTCTTTGAGAGGTGCTCTGACCTAATCAAGGAACGAGCATCTGAGTATGAACCCCCAGCAATTAGCCTGGCTAAAATCGCATTGCACTGGCAGACCTACACCGACTGCAAAACCACTCCCTACGATGTTGCCATAATGATGGCACTGTTAAAAATCGCGCGACTTTCTAAAGGGCATCATCAGGACAGTCTAGAAGATGCAGCAGCTTACTTAGCAATCGCAAACAGTCTAAAGGAGTAATCCACTGCACTGGGCCACCTCATCCTACCTGGGAATGAGGCAAGGCTGGTTAGACTTTGCAGTGGGTTTTTATCACAAGGTGGGGGAATTACCCCACCCATAAATAAAGAGAGAAACATGAGCTACAAAATACGCAACTGGGAGAACTACCAGCACTTCAAGAATGGTTCACGGAATCCACCATGGATCAAGCTTTACAAAGACCTCCTGAATAACCCTGATTGGCATGAGTTAGATGGTGACTCATGCAAGGTGCTAATCATGCTCTGGATGGTAGCCTCCGAGAACAGCGGTAACCTGCCTGATTTGAAAAAGGTGGCTTTCAGATTAAGGATGAATGAAGCCAAGCTAACTAAGGTAATTTCAGGGCTTTCTGGCTGGGTTTTGCCCAACGATATCAACATGATATCATCACGATATCAAGATGATATAGCAGATAAGAGTAGAGTAGATGAGAGTAGAGTAGATATAGAAAAAGATGTAGATGTAGATGTAGAGGTAGAGCATAGTTGTTCAGAACTGGAAGCCAGTTCCAAACCCTATGGCGATTTTGGTGAACCCCCAATCACATTTCCCACCAAAGGAACCCCTGCAGAATGGGTACTACCTATGGGGTTATTTTATGAGATTGAATTAACCTTCAAGGATGCCCCTATTTTGGATTGGATCAAACAGGCAAGGCTTTGGACCATTGCCAACCCAACCAAGCAAAAAACAGCAAGAGGGATGCCATCCTTTTTGATTGGATGGGTTACCCGACAGAATGATAGGCCAGCGCAGCCAAGAAGCTTTCAGGCCAATGGCAAAGCCAAACCCAATCTTCAAGAAGCCTTGGCAGCAATGCCCAAGGGATTTCAGTTACCACAGAGAGGCCAACCGTGAACATCACAATTAATGCAAACCAACCTTATTTCGACTGGCCCGATTGGATCCAGTTTCATTCAACTTTTTATGGCTGGGATGGCGAAAGGGAATTAAAAATGCTACTCGCATGGTCAGTCTATTTTGCATCAGAGGGTTATGGACCTGAAGAACTGCTTGCAGCTTCAAAGGATCTGACAGGGGTCAAAATATTCAAACGAGAGGAAACCATTCACGAATTGGAAAAGGCTTTGCGGATCCGCAGGGAGAACTACCGCAGGACTACCAAACATGAGATGGCTGATTGTTCCATGTGTCGTGGCACTGGTCTAGTTCTGGTACCTTTCCTTAGCCATGTTAAGAATGGGATCTGGTCAAGTAAATCAAAGTGCTGGGTGAGCTGCATCTGCATCAACTCCCTACCATTCAAAACCAGTGCATCAGGTGAAGGAAAGAAATCCGTCATGACCTTGGAAATCTATGAGCTAAAGAATCCAGACTGGATGCGACAGATGGCGCAGTGTGAAGAGAGTGAGCGCAACCTGGCTAAAACCATTAACGAACTAAACCCCAATGGCAACAAGCCACTGGATGATATTCTTGACCGCATCACCAAACGATTCAAAGAAAATCCAGTTGCAGAACCACCACCCAAAATGATTGTTGATGCATCTGTTCGGACTTATGGTTAGACTCTGCTTAGGGATGGATCCCGTAACAGGAAAAGGAATCCATCTTGCTTAGCACCGTTCAATTTAATCACAATGATACTGCCCTGCTTTGGATGGCAGGCAGTGCTAAGGCTGAGTGGTTCAGATCACATCGATGGCCTAACACCAAGACTCCCAAGCTCGCATCCTACAACCTCACACCCGATGAGGAACAGCACTACATGCAGTTCATTGGGCTGGCAGGTGAAGCTGCCATCCATCGGATCCTCTATGGTGATCTGCATAGGTTTTGGATAGCGCAAGGACTGCAACAGAAATCACACAGGGGAGATGGTGGCAATGATCTGCCAGGGCTGGACATCAAATGTGCAGACATGATCGGTGGGAAAGTTCCCAACCTTCTGATTCAAGCAAAGCTAATCAAACCCGAAACCATTTACATCTTAGCAATCGCTTCAGTGGATGAACCCAAGAAGCCTGAACTGCTCGAGGTGAAGGTGCTGGGCTGCATCAGGGGTAGTAGTGCCAGAGTGCATGGATCTATCGTTGAATTCCATTACCTCAACTACCTAGTATCAGCCGAACAGCTAACCCCTATTGATGTGCTGAAGTGGCCAGAGTTAGCAGGAGATCAACAACTACAATTTGCAGATTGCTCACCTCATGCACAGGATGGGGTATGAAATTGCAGCTACCCATTCCACCATCGGCTAACCACATATTCCGAGCTACTAGGCGAGGTCAGGTGTATAGGTCCAAGAAATACATCGACTGGCACCACGCTGCTGAACTCATGGCATTGGCAACCAAGCAGGGCAAGCCAATCAGCCCACCCTATGCGGTCACCATGCTGATCATTGGTGGTCAGGGCTGGCGCAAGGATAGAGATTTGGACAACATCTGGAAGCCAGTGCTTGATCTGTTGCAGCACATCCATTTAATCAAAGAGGATAACTGTCAACACATAACCCGATTGGTTGTAACCTATCAGCCTGGGGATGGTAGACCCGCAGAATGCCATCTGACGATTGGAGCTGCCTGATGCCTTGGGATCCTAAGCCACACAACCCAGAAGGGAATGGGAAGAAAAAGAAACAGCACCCATCCAGACCTGACCGCAGACATCGAGGGTATGACCACACCTGGTCTAAGATCCGATTAGCGGTACTCAGGGAAGATCCTGTGTGCGTTAAGTGCTTATCACCTGCCACAGTAGTGGATCATATCAAGCCCCTCAAGGATGGTGGCAGCAATGACAGGCTAAACCTTCAGCCTATGTGCGCATCATGCCACAACAGCAAGACATGGCATGAAACATGGGAAAAAAAGATAGTTAGGAAGAAAAAGCCCTGAAAATCAACATGACAGATTGACAGGGTAGGGGGGGGTCGAGAAATCCGACAGGTGTACAGAAGTACCCTCTCGTAAAGTCGCACGATTTTGAACCGATTTTTTAACCGATTTTGAAAGGATATGTATGAAGCGAGGGAAGAAGCCAATTAAAAGAGTCTTGATATCTCAAAAAGCTGATCCGAGACCAGGCACAATTAATCCAAACCCTGTTGAATGGAAAGTTACTGACCCAGTGATGCCCGACTGGTTAGATAAAGTTGGAAAAAAGAAATGGCTCGAGTTGATGAATGGATTAAAGCCGATGGCAATTTTATCACCAGTGGATTCAGATCTGATTGCTAACTACTGCGCCTTGTATTCTCAGGTGGTGAGATGCCAGCACAAAATAAATGAGACAGAAGGTTTCATCGAGACTGCAGGTGGCAGTGTGAAAAGTCATCCAGCAGTGGATCAGTTCACCGCACTTTCATCACGCATGCTAGCCATGGGAAAATGCCTGGGCTTATCACCACTGGCCAGAGTTAAGTTAGTGGCAGATCCACAGGTGCAGGAAAAAAACTGGCTGAGTGAAATCTGTGGAGTAGATGACAAGGAGGCTGATGAGTAAACCCGATCCCATGATAATTCCCTTTATCGAAAGAGCATTACGGCATCATAAAGGGGAGTGGGCAGGGAAGGGATTTAAGCTGCAGGGATGGCAGAAAGAAATCTTAAGAGAAGTATTCGGGAATGTGGACAAGCATGGTAACCGAGTTATCAGGCA